ATGGTAGGCCGTGTGGGGATCGAACCCACGACACCCTGCTTAAAAGCGGCCTCGGGACGCACCACCGGCTCAGCATCTTAGCAGCGGAACGGGGCATCGCATGGACCTTCACCCCCTGCCGAAGAAGCAGGGTGTCAGAGCCTGCGGGTTTGCGCGCGGGTGTAACATCCGCGCGAGTGCAGGACGACGACGCCACGTACATCCTGAAGCCGTCGATGGTCGGGGACGGCGTCTACGTCCACGCCGGCGAGCCTCGGCAGTGGCGCCTGCCGGACGGCTCGCTCTTTCCGCTCTCGATGGTCTGCCCCGTCTGCGGGAGGCCCGCCCGCCTCGTCACGATCGGATACGGTCCGCACGGCCCGGAGATCGGCTCCTTCGACCACGGCGACCGCCAGTGCGGCGCCGAGCCCGAGTTGCTGGCGACCTACCTCCGCCCGCTCTAGACCGCCGGCGTCACGCTCGGGAACGGGTTGTCGGTGGTCACGGGTTCGCTACGGGGTCACGCGCGGGAACGCGTTCTCGGTGATCACGAGGTCGTCGTCCCAGACGTCGATGCCGGCGCGGAGAGCCTCGAAGGCGTCGTCGAGCCGCCCGTGCAGGACGACGTCCTCCGAGTCGATCGGGACCACGATCACGGGCAGCAGGCTGCCGTAGCAGCGCCCGTGGATCTCGTCCCTCACCTCCCGCATCGCCGCGTCCGTGCCGCCAGTCCTCCGGAAGTGCAGCGCCAGGACCCGACGTCGCTGCTGCGTGGTCCGCGCCGCCACCACCTTGCCTGCAGGCATCGTGTTCACCACGTTGTCGGGCAGGTAGCGCACCGTGTAGCCGTCGCTCAGCTTGGGGCCCTTCAGCGCGCTCTCCAGGTAGGTGACCGCCAGCTCGCCCATGAAGCGGTACGCGCGGCCGTCGTAGCCGCTGTGGGTGCCGATGAGTGCCACGCGGACCCAGCGCTTCGCGACCGGGGTGGCCAGGTACTTGAAGAAGGCCGGCTGACGGACGGCCATCGTGCCCTCGAGGACGTTGTTGCCCGCGAAGGCGTCGTTGCTCGAGCGGATCTCCGGGGCGCTCACGGGCTCCCAGTTGTGGCCGGAGACGACGACGGCATTCCACGTCGGCCACAGCTGCAGGTCGTCGGCGAGCGCATAGTCGGAGGCGCCGGTCCCGCCCGTGTCGTGGATCGAGCATTCGAGGAACGCCGTCGGTCCCTGGCACGCGAGGAAGCTCTCGACCTGGAAAGCGCCTGTCTTCTGGACGTACGACGTCGTGCTGGCCGTGGCCACGTAGATCTGCGAGGCCTGCCAGGTGAGACCCGGCGCGAGATACATCCCCGTCATCGGGTTGTAGATCTGCAGCTGGCACTGTCCCGCCCCGTTGTTGCGGAGGTAGGCCTCGTAGGTGAGGCGCTGGCCGGCACGGACCTCGTAGACGTAGGTCGCCCGCGCCGAGCCGGTCCCCTTCTTGACCTTCAGCGCGCTGCCGCTGCGAGCCTCGGCCCCGGTAGCCTCGGTGACGGTGCCGTCGACCGTGACCGCCACGACCCAGCCCACCGGCGCGCCCGCCTGCCAGGTGTCGATCGCGCCGTTGTCGACGTCGTCCTTGTTCTTCATGGCCAGGTCGCCGGTGATGGACGGCCCGGCCGGATTCGACCCGAAGGCGAAGGCGGCGTCGACGATCCCGTCCGAGAGCGCCGCGAGCGGCGTGTCGGCGTGCGCCGCTGGGCTTGGCGTGATCAGCCTGGCCTTCGTGAGCCAGTTCACGAGGCGGCCGGAGTTATAGAGCAGGAGAGGAAGGGCCACTCGTTACCTCAGGAGAACTTGCGCCAGCCGAACATCCGGTCGCCCTGGACCGGGTTGGCGACGTTGGTCACGAAGTTGTAGGCCTCAAGAGACGACTGGTGAGACGCCGATAGGTCCGCGACCATGGCTGCTGTGATCGTAGGCGCGCCGGTCGGCTGCAGCGCCGTCAGGTCGGCGGCGATCGTCGCGTCCGACCTGCCGTCGCGGAACCGGATGAACTCCTCGTATGCCTCCTTCGCGTGGATCAGGGCTTCGCGTGCCGTGGTGCCCGCGGCAGTCGCCTCGCTGGCCAGTTCCGCCCAGGTCTTGTCTTTCACGTAGGTCACTGCCCGTCCTCCTTTGTAACCGTGCCGCAGACATGGCACGCGTGCGGCTTCCTCGTCCTCACCTTCAGCTCCGCGATCCTTGCGTCGGCGACGGCGGTCGCTTCCTCGAGCGCGCGGATCGTGTCGGCGGCGATGAGCCGGACCCTCGCAGCGTCGTCGGTGGTGGCCACGCTTCAGTACCTCTGCACCTCGGCGTCGGCGAGCGCCTGCTGGGTGATCTCGATCGAGCTGAGATACCCGTCGAGGACGTCCCCGGCGTTTCTGCTGCCGAGCTCGAGATAGGAGCTGTTCGCGACCGCGAGGACCGCCGCGACGGCGTCGGTCCCCTTCGCCTTGTCGACCCACACCGACAGCGTGTAGGGGGTGAGGCCCAGTTCCCCCTCCGCAGACACCACTCGGTAGCCGACCTCGTATTCGGTGCCGGCCACGGGCGTCAGCGCCTTCACGGCGCGATAGACGACTCCCTGCGCCTTGCGCTCGCCCGCGATCCGCCCGTTGGCCACGTCGTAGTAGAGCCAGTCGTAGTTGTTGGAGTCGAACTCGCGATAGGCGAGCGTCTTCAGCTCTCCGGAGACCTCGCCGACTTCCCAGAGCGGCTTGAACACGCTCCGCAGGACGAATCGGTCGCGCGGCCACGTCGGCGCGTTGATCGGGCAGCCGACGAGCAGCCGGTCGATCGCCCGAGTCACCGCCGCCGTCTCGGTGAGGATCTGGCTCGTGGCGAACTTCTTGTTCTCGATCTGGATCCCGCCGCACCAGAGGGAAGTCCCGGCCACCGCGCTCGCGGACGGCACCCCGACCCACACGGTGAGCGTCGTCGCGTTCGCGCCGACGTTCATCTGCTTCAGGGAATGGCGCGCCCGGGTCTGGCTGTACGGGAGCAGGTTCCAGGTCTGCGCGGCCTGCCACGTGCTGTCGCTGTCGCGCCACCACTGGTTGTCGAAGTTGCGGCGCACGGCGATCGCGAGCCGCGCGTTCGCGCTCGAGGGATCGTCCTTGTGCAGGACCGAGACGCGGCGCACCTCGTTGGCCGGGACGCTGGCCGTCGCCGTGACTTTGTTCAGGTAGGTATCTGTCGGCGGGTTGCCGACTATGAACTTCACCGAGCGCTTGACGTTGGTCCGCACCGGATCCCAGAACAGCTCGTTGGTGTCTTCCCTGATGTCGCTTCCGTTGACGCCCGTGCCGTTCTTCGACCAGTCCGTGAAGGTGTCCGTCGCGCCGTTCTTGAAGGCGCTCTCCGTCAGCTCGTTCGTAGCCGCGGACTCGAAGATCATCCCGTCCTTGTCGATCGCGTCGATCCCCGGCTCCACCGGCACGAGGATGTCGCCCGGGGACCGCACCCACTTCTTCGTCGTCCGTGTCCAGCTTCGCGTGGAGCCCGGATCGAGCCGGGCGACGCCGTCGGCCGTCTCCGCGCTACTCCGCGTCGGCTTGCCGGTATCCCAGAACGTGCAGAGGTAGGGGCGCAGGTCCTCCACGATGACGCGCTCGTAGCCCAGTTCCTCATTCAGCTCCGAGCTGAGCTTCACCACCGGCCAGGGCCGGCCGGCGGTCACGTGGGCGCCCTTCCCGTCTCGGCTGGGCAGGTCGGGGTGCGAGAGGAGCATCACCTCGCCCAGCTCCTTGTCGAGGTAGGCGAGGGTCGGCAGGCGCAGCTCGTAGGGATAGCTGGCGATCCGCCGGCGCCGCAGCTCGAGCGAGCCGCGCCGGCGGAAGCCCTCGATCGCGGCCGCGTTGAGGACGCAGTCGACCTCCAGCCAGAAGGACGTCACCTGCAGCTGCGTCGAGCCGTCCCAGGTCCCTACGAGACCGCCGAATTCGGTCAAGCCATCGGTAAGGTCGCTCGGCAACCATCCGCCACCGCCTGGGCGGGACATCGTGACCTTGAAATCGGACCAGCTCGAGGTGATGGTCTGATCTGTGCTGCCGGACGCCTGACCGGATCGCCGGATGCTGAACTGGAGCTTCGTAGTTCCAGCGGCCGACAACTGAGCCCGCCCGCAACTCTTGACGCTGCTGATCGAGACAATCCCTCCCGGGACCGACGCGGCAAGAATGAAGAAACGGATCTCCGGGGCGCCGGCAGCCGCCGCCCAGACGTAACTCGAGGCGTCGTCGTGGACGAGGTTCTCCCCGGGGTCGGCAGCCACAACAGGGTTCCCGCCGCCGCCCTGCGTGTTCCAGGCGTTGACCGCTACCGAGCCGGGCCGGATGTTGATGATCGACATCTAGTAGTAATAGGCGGCTGAGGACGGGAGCTGGAGCGTGTCCGTCGCCTTGCGCCGCGCCTTGGGATCGAAGACCTCGAGCGAGCGGAAGAACTTCCCGTCGGCCTCCCCGTAGAGCGCCTCGACCGTGACCTTGTTCAGTTGGCTGTCGACGTCCGGGTCCTGCGGAGTCGCCTCGAACCCCTTACCCTCGCCCTCGGAGCGAAACCACATCTCGTCGTTCCCGAGGTCCATCACCGAGGGGTCGATCACCGTCGCCGCGATCTTCCCGGAGTTGGTCCAGAACAGCCGGAAGCCCCAGTCCTTCGCGATCTCGTTCATCAAGTCCTTGCCGGCGCTCCGGGTGCTGGCGAAGATCCGGCGGGAGGCCCTCGCGTTCGTCCGCGTGTAGTAGCTGGCCCAGCGCGAGAGCATTGGCAGATCGAGGGGGGCGGTCGATTCCGCGTACCAGCTGCCGCTCTTGTAGTCGTTGACGATCCAGTTGACGACCAGGTGCTTGCAGAAGTCGATGGGGTTCTCGATCAGCGACCCCGAGCCGTCGGCGTTCGAGTCGTAGCCGCGCACGTCGGCCGTGATCGCCTTGGAGCCCTGGTCGGATGTGAAGGTGATGATCGTGGCCAGGCGGCCGCTGTTCTTCACCTGATATGACACGCTCCAGCCCGTCGACTGCTTCACGCCATCCGCGTAGACCGCATCGACAGCGAGTAGCCGCCCCCAGGCGGCGAGATAGTCGAAGGGCGACGCGCTGCCGCAGACCTTCACGAGTGGGATCGCGCCCTTCTGGCTGGTTCCGTCGGAGCTGTGCTTGCCCCACACCAGCGGGCCGTACTGGGCGAGGCTCGTCGCGGGTGCGTTGGGAAAGTCCGCGCCGTCGATGACGGGGAAGGGAAACTCGCGCGAGCGCAGCTTGACGTCGTCCTGCCGGCAGGTGAAACGCCACTTCTTCAGTCCCGCCGGGCCGTGGCTCGCGACCACGCCGCGGAACGTCTCCATCCAGAGGTCGGCGTAGTCGCGCTTGGACTTCACGCGGAGCGATCCCTGCCGCTTCACGACGGCGGAGCCGACGATGTCGAGCGCCTGGGAGCCCTCCGCGAGCGCCGCAAGCGCGCCGTCGGAGTCGTCCACGGTCACGGTGATCTCGACGTCGGCCAGGGCGCCTTTCGGATCGAGGATGGAGCGGCTGGTCGGCGTCAGCCCGCCGGAGACGATCGTCCCGAGGTACTGGCCGAGGCCGCCGCTGAGATCCGTTACGCCGGGGCCGAACGCGTACTTCTTCGTGCCCCCCGGCAGCGCGATCTCAACGACGGTGACCCGCGCGCCCCCTTCGGCGAGCCGCTCGTCCTGGAGGAGGTCCCAGGACATGCGGTGGCTCGGCCAGTGGAGCTGGATCACTCCGCAGGGCACGGGTCAGTCCCAAGGCTTCGGGGTCGACGTGAACACGCCGCGCTCCAGGCGTCCCCGCCAGACCGTGGTGACGACCTTCGCCTTCGGGTCCTCCGGGTCGGCGCTCTCGCGAGCGATGACCAGCTCTCGCGCGACGGTGACGCGCCCGTCCGCGTCGACCTCGGCGTCGCCCTCCGGGATGAATCCGTAGTGCCCGTCCGGCGACATGAAGACCCAGCCGCCGTCGCGGTCCGCACGATGGGAGTACTCGCCCGGGCCCTTCGGCGTGACCCAGTCCTTCAGCCGCAGGTTCGTCGGGTCTTCCGGGTGCAGCCGTTCCTCCTGCAGACCGGCGCGCGGGTCGTCGGCCATCAGTTCCTCCAGACGCCGAGCCGGAAGCTGAACGTCTCCGCGCTCGACGGGGTATACGCGCCCTTCACCTTGAGCAGCCCGAAGAGGCTGGTCGTCGCCGGGTCGCAGACATAGGGGATCGAGAGAGCCCGCTGGGCGTCGGCGCCGTTCGACATCGTGCCGTCGTAGAGGCAGTTCGATGCCGCGTCGCCGGCGAAGGCGTTGTTGCTGTGGAAGATGATCTTCGGGACTACCTTGAGCAGCTCCGCGTCCGTCGGGGTAAAGGCCGCGTTGTCGTTGTCGGGCGCCGGCGCCGACGGGCCGTTGAAGATGTACAGCTCGAAGTTGCCCTTGGTCCCCGGGTTGACCGAGCACACCATCTGCGCCCAGCGGATCTCGCCGCCCAGGCCGGCCCCGCGGGCGGCGTTCGGAAAGGTCAGCGCCACCGGCGCCGACGTCGAGTTGGTCACCGCGTCATCGGCCGCATAGGCGATGGCGTCCGCCGGCCGGGTGAAGCTGGCCTCCAGGATGTAGCTGTTCGGCCCGGCCATCACGAACTGGACTTTGACGATCTGGCCGCTGACCGTGCGCTGGTCCGCGTCGAGCTTCGAGCCGTCAGGCGTGACGATGTAGGTGTCTGTCATCTACTTCAGGCTCCTCACCACGTCGCGGATCCTTTCGTCGATCGCGTTCACCAGCCGCCGGTCGCGGCCCTTCAGGTCCTTGAGGATCGACTCGCGCGTCATCCGCTCGAAGGCGGCCTGGCTCTCGACCGTGCGCACGATGGAGTTGTCGGCGACGTTGGTCGTGTGCCGGGCGTCGATCTGGACGGCTACGGAGGGTCGATCCGAGACGGCCGCGGCTATGCCGGCGAGCTGCCCGACGACCGAGCCGAGCTGCTCCTCGAGCGCGCCGAGATCGTCGCTGAAGCTCTGGAGCGCGCCAAGCGCCGTGCCGTCGCCGGTGTCGAGGACGTCGCCGCCGGTCGAGCCGCCGCTGGTCGTCGAGACGTCGCCGCCGCCCGTCCACCGCGTGCGCGGCTCCCATTCGGCCTCGTCCATGCCTTTGCCACCGAACCCGGCGGCGGCAGTGATGAAGGGCGGCTTCTGGCCCTTCGGGATGATCCACATCAGCTCCTGGTCGTGGACCTGGACGATGGGATTGCCGTGCACGCGACCGAAGCCCTTGCGCCAGTCGCCGCTCTGGCCGAAGCCGGTGGCGTAGGAGTTCGACTTGTCGCCGTCGTTGTCCGGGGTCCCGTCCCAGTTGTATCCGTACTGCCCTGGGGGATCCGGCGGCGAGCCGGAATTCGTGTACGTGGTATGGATCTCAACGTCCCGCCGGGCCGGGATCCCGGTGATAGCCGAGACGAAGTCCTGCATCGTCTTCAGCAGCTGCTTCATGACGTCGAGCTGCTCGAGCTGGGGATCCGTGTTGAACGCGACCCCCGCCTCTTTGGCTTGGTCGATGAGGTTCTGGGTGTTGTCGTCGAGGACGATCCCGTAGCGCTGGCTCGCGTAGATCAGCGACTGCAGCAGCGGCGCGATGTCCTGGTAGTTCTCCTTGCTCGCCTCCTGGCCCGCGAGCGACTGGGTGAAGGCGTCCTGGGCGGCCGTCTCGTAGGCGTGCAGCTGCTCGATGTTCATCGGCAGGCCCGACTTCCCCATGGCGTCGAGGTTCATCCGCAGGGCGTCGACGACCTCGAGGGCGGAGCGGACCTCGGGGTTGTTCATCCTCTCGAACTGCTGCGAGATGGGCCCGAGGATCTTGTCGACGTCGAAGCCGCCCGCCTGCAGCTTCTGCTTGAGCGCCTCGAACGGCGCCGCGAGCGCGTCGACGGCCTGGACGCGGCCGAGCTTGTCGACCGCGGCCCAGAAGTTGAGGGCGAAGATCGTGCCCTGGGCCTCGGCGCTCTTCTCGCTGCTGATGTTGAGCCCGCCGACCGCCTTTCCGTCCTTCAGGCCGCCGAAGACGCCGCTCGCCGTGCCGGCCATCTCTTCGATCGCCGACTTCTGGAAGGCCTTCATCTCGGGCGTCATCTTCCCGAGCTTCTCGGCCTGCTCGATCATCCGGCCCATCGCGAACGATCCCGCTGAGCCCGCGCGCTCCGCGGCGCGCTGCAGGTCGCTGAAGGCCGTCTCGACGCTCTTGATCTCGGGCTTGGGGTCCTTCTTGTGGCCGAAGAGGCCGAGGATCCCGCCGGCAACGGCGCCGACGCCGGCGCCGATCGCGGTGCCGACGCCGGGGATGATGCTGCCGACGCTCGCGCCGAAGGCGGCGCCGGACATGACGCCCATGCCCGCGCCCTTCAGGCCGCCGGGACCTGCCAGGATCCCCGCGGCCGTCTCGAGGCCGGCCAGGCCCATGCCGAGCTTGTCCTGCAGGCTCAGCTTGCCGCCGACGTTGTTCTTCCGCGCGCCGGTGAAGATCTCGATGATCCGATGGCCACCCGCGAGCGCCGCGCTGATGCCGCCGACGATGCGGCCAAGCACGGACTCCGCGTTCACGCCGAGGACCTGGAACGCGTGCGCGACGTCCTGGAGCGCCTTCGACCAGTCGTAGGTGTGCTTGGTCGCGGTGGCGATGTTGGCGTCCCAGTTGTAGGCCGTCTTGCTGTAGGTGCCACCCAGCCGGTCCATCTCGAAGCCGGCGGAGACCATCGCATTCAGGTTCTGGCGGGCGCCCGGATAGAAGGCGAGATTCGAAGGGGCAAGCGCCTGGAACCGATCTCGCGCCGCGCCCGTGAGCGACGGCAGCGTGGGGATCCCCTGCAGCGCGGCCGGCAGGTGCGCGCCGGCGGCGATCAGCTGGAGGATCTGCTCCTTCAGCGGCTGCAGCTGGTTCGCCGCGATGATCGACGCCATCCCAGCGCGGCCGACGGCGATCGCGAGATCGTTCATCTCCTGCTGAGCCTTCTTGCCGGTGAGGCTGTCGATCGCCTCCTGGAGCTTCTTCGCGCGCCGCTTCGCCTCTTCGGGATCGCCGAGGAGGCCGCCGGCGCCTCGCCCCGCGCCGGGCCCGCCCAGGAGGATGTCCTCTTCGCGGATCAGCGGAGAGAAGCGGCCGCCGAACGGGCTCACCACGCGCGGGCTGGGCCCGAGGCGGCCTGCGAAGCGGCCGCGATCGCCGGGCAGGACCTCCATGCCGTTCGGCAGGCGCGCGGCCTTGCCCTGTGACGCGGCCAGGCGGTCGAAGCCGAAGGCCAGGTCGTAGACCTTCTCGGCGAGCCGATCGAGCCAGGCGAAGGCCTGCGGGAAGCGCTCCTCGATCAGGTTCCGCAGCAGCGTCCCGAACGCCCACCCCACGCCGCCGGCGGCGGCGATGCCCGCCAGCCCGATGGCGAACCGCCCGAGGCTCGCCGCCGCGAGCAGCGTCGTCGGCCCGTAGAGCTTCAGGAGGTCGAGGCTGTTCTTGAGCCCGCCGGCCAGGCCTCCGAGGAGGTACAGCATCGGGCCCGCGGCGATCATGAAGATCCCCACCGCCTCCGCCGTGTGCCGGACGCCGGCGGGCGCGCCCGCGAAGGCCTCCGCCCACTCCTTCGCTCGCGCCACGCCCGGCTTCAGGAGGTCGTCGTTCAGGCTCTTCAGGTCCTTCATGAGCCCCTGGCCGAGCGTGATCGACAGGTCCTTCACGTTCTTGCCCGTCTGCTCGAGCTGGGCGGAGAAGGACTGCATCTGCTTGTCGGCGATCTCCTGGGTGGTGCCGCCCGCCGCCTCGAGGTCCTTCTGGTACTGGCGGACCTTCTCCGACATGCCGAGCAGCGCCACGATCGCGGACTGCGCACGCGCGTCGATCCCGAGCATTGAGAGCTGCGCCGTCTTCTGGGCGTCGCTCATCCCGCCCAGCCGCTTCTCGAAGTCCTTGACGATGTCGGCCAGGTTCCGGAGGTGGCCGGCGTGGTCGTAGATCGAGATCCCCGCGTCCTTGAAGGCCTTGCTGTGCTTGTAGGCGTCCTCGGTGAGCTCGCGGATCAGGATGTCGAACCGCTCGCCGGCGACCTCCCCCTTGACGCCCTGGTCCGCGTAGGCGGCGAGGACGGCCACGCCCTCCTGCACCGAGATGTTGTGCATCCGCATCGCCGGCCCGGCCTTGTTGGTGAGGGACTGGGCGAGCTGCTCGATGGTGGCGTTGCTCTGCACGGAGGCCTTCACGAGCACGTCGCTCACCATGGCCAGGTTCTGGGTGTTCTTCGCCGCGTCCTGGCTCGAGAGCCCCAGCGCCTTCTGGGAGTCGTTGAGGTATTCGGTGGCCCTGGCCATGTCCATCATCCCGGCCTGGGCGAAGGCGGCCACCCGCGGCATGGCGGAGACGGCCTGGACGGCCGTCATCCCCGCGCTGGCCAGGTAGTAGTAGCTCTTGGCCGCGTCGGTCGCACTGTGCACGGTGGTGAGAGCGACCTCGCGCGCGGTCTTCTCCATCTTCTGCCGCATGGCCGAGTCGAGGTTCCCGATGATGGCCACGCTCTGGTTCATGGCCTTGTCGAAGTCCGCGGCGAACTTGATGGCGGTGACCGCGGCCGCGGTGAGGGGAACGGTGACGGCGGCGGAGAGCTTCGAGCCGAGCGCCTGCGCGCTCTGCGCGAAGCGGCCGACCATCTTCTCGGCCTTCTCGAAGGTCGGGGCGAACTGCGAGTCGTCCGCGACCAGCCGATACCGGACCTCCCCGCGCGACATCTACCCTTCAGTCCTCCTCGTCGTCGTCCCGGCGCTTCGGGTCATAGCCGGGCGCCTTCGAGAGCAGCCACTCCCACTCCTCGTTGGGCAGCGCCTGGTTGTTGAACGCCGCCGCGATCCCTGCCCGGACGCCCTGAGCGAGCTGGAGGGGCAGGATCTCCAGCGCCCAGGCGACGAGGTGGACGATGCGGTTCCAGCGCTGCTGGTCCCCGTGGGCCAGCTCGCCGAGCTCCACCGGCGTGAGCCGGCCCGTCTCCCACGGCCGCAGTCCAAGGAAGGCGCCGGTCGACGCCGCCTCGGCCTGGAAGGCCGCGGTCAGCTCGTCTGGACCCTTTCTCCCACCTCGCCGTCTTTTCCCAGGCGCGCGATCCGGCCCATGTCGTCGTAGGTGAAGCGGAAGCCGCAGATGCCCGACTCCGCGATCGCGCGCTTGAGCTCGAGGATGATCTCCGTGAGCTCGCCGCCCTGGCTCACGTGGTCGCTCAGCCAGTCGACGACGTGCGACGGCGTGAACTTCCGGTCCTCGTCGTGCCGCAGCCCGATGTGCAGCAGCACGGCGAGGCCCTCGAGCGTCTCGTCGTCCATCGCCTCCCGGATCCCGACCGGCCGGCCGACGCGCGACTGGAAGAGCCGCTCGATGTCGGGTCGGTCGGCCTTCAGCTCGAAGCGGAGCTTCCGCTCCTTGCCCCCGAGCGTGATGACGTGTTCCTTCACGGTGTCTCCCCTTCCCTACGTCGAGGTCGACCGGGTGATGGAGCTGCCCGAGGCGAGCTTGATCAGGATCTCGGTCTCGAGGCCCTGGCCGTGCGAGCCGCGGATGGGCGGATAGCTCATCACGTAGCCCTGGCCGAGGTAGCTCGGGTTGGCGGTGGTGACGCCGCTGTTCACGGGGCGGGCCTTGAAGTTGACCTTCTTCTTGCCGTTGAAGAAGGCCCAGAGCTTCGAGTCCGTGCCGCCGCCGGTGAAGTCCTGGCGCAGGCGGACGCGCACGGCGTCGCCCGTCTGCACGCCGGGGAACTTCACCTTCGCGAGGTCGCCCATGACGGCGTCGTCGATCTCCTCGTAGGCGATCGGGAGCTCGACTTCCTTCACGTCGCCGAAGTGGGCGTTGGCGGCCCCCGTGCTCAGCGCGAAGAAGCCGTTTCGGAAGACGACAGGATCAGCCATGTCTCTCTCCTTACAAGTTCGTGATTCCCAGGCTCACGTACGCCGTGTAGTTCGTGCCTGGGGTGTAGGTGGCGAGGATCCGCCACCAGTCGTCCGTCACCGGGCCCACGAGCTCGAGGATCTGCCTCGTGATCCCGGTGGCGGCGTTGAACGTGAGCCGCGTCGCCTGGCTCGGGAAGCCGCCCGCGTCGTCGCTCTGCACGGTCACCGTGAGCGAGCCGCCGGTCATGGCGAAGACGTGGAGGACGGCGACGAGCTTCTGCGTGGCCGAGAGCGCGCCGAGCTGGCGCGCCGTGCCGGTGGCGGTGACGGTGCGCAGCGCCTTGGGCAGCATGACCGTCGAGCGGACGAGCTCGCCGCCCTGGGTGGCCGCGGAGCGCTGCGGCATGTGCTTCAGCGTGAACGGCAGGGAGCGGCCGTGCTCGGCGCCGAAGCGGTACGCGGAGAGCGCCACCGGCAGCTCGTAGACGACGTTTCCGTCGACGTCGCCGATCGGGGCCACCGAGAAGGGCCACGAGACGCCCTGGCCGAGGCGCGTGCCGACGATCGTGTCGATCAGCCCCGAGCCGGCCGCGAAGAAGCCGCCGCCGCTGGCCGAGGGCTGCATGGTGCCCGGATAGAAGACCTTGGCGAGATCGCCGAAGCGCGCGTCGTCGAGGTCCTCGAAGGCGGCCGCCACCTCGACCATGTTGTGGTCGCGGGTGACGTCGAAGCCGCCGTAGTAGATCGCCGGGGTGCTGAGGACGACGGGGTCGGCCATGGCCTACTCCTCCTTCACCAGCTCGGCGACGCCCTGCCGCACGAACTTCTCGGCGGTGGCCTGCGGGAAGGCCTCGACGTCGCCCTGGTTCCAGGGGGCGTCGCGCTTCAGAAAGCGCACCCGCACCAGGTCGTCACGCCGTCGGCTGCTCTTGTCCTTCGCCATTCCATGACCTCCCGCAGTCGCTGCAGGTGAGCCGCTGCGGCTCACCCATGCACGTCGTGTCCGCGACCTCCTCGGAGCCGCAGTACGGGCAGCGGCCCGGCTCATCGCCGATCACCGCCGCGCGCAGCTCGTCCTGGCCCTTCTGCAGCTGCTCGATCTTTGCGAGGACCTCCTCGAGCATCCCGATCACGACCTGCTGCTCGAGCGTCATCCGCGCGTCTTCTCCACCCGGTAGTCGCAGGAGTAGCGGAAGCGGTCGCCTTCGTCCCGGGCCGGGATGAGGTGCGGCTCGCCGTCGAGGCTGGCCGCCGCCAGGTAGCGCGCGCCGCTCGAGCCGGTGAAGGCCTGCAGGTTCTCGAGCTTCGCGTGGATCGCGGCCGCCTTCGCCCGCGCGGCGGCGAGGCTGGTGTTCCGGACCAGGACGGTCACGTGGGCGACCTCCTCGCTCGAGACGCTCAGGCTCGGACCCATGACGTAGTCGGCCGGCTCGCCGCCGAAGTGGACGACGCCGACGGCGTTGTCCACCTCGTCGGGAGGCGGGCCTTCGAACATGTCGACGCCTCCAGACCCGAGGCCCTGGTCGATCAGGTACTGCGCGAGATCAGCTGCCGCCGACGACACGGTCCCTCTCCTGGTCGAGCCCGTCGATCAGCCGGTCGGGCACCTCCGCAACCTTCCGGAAGAACGGCGTGGCCAGGAACTTCGCCTGGCCGGTCTTGTGGCGCAGCGTCGAGTCCTCGTGCTGGACGACCGCGTAGACGTTCTTCTTGTGGCCGGTGGCACGGAGGTGCGCCTCGAGGGGCGCGCCGCCGGCGACGACCGCCACGAAGACGCCGGCCGTCTTCGTCTCGGTGGGCCCGGACTTCCGGAGCGACTTCCGGAGGTATCCGCCGTCCTCCGGCTCCACCGGCGTGAGCGGGCCCGCCGCGGTGACGGTCTCGCTCGCCACCTCGCCGAAGACGCGCTTGGTCACCTTGCGCCCCGCGCGGCCCATGGCGCGCAGGCTCCGCACGACATCTTCGGCGCCGACGACCTGCACCCGGACCCTCACGTGTGGAGCACCCAGTGGTGCAGCCCGTCCAGGTCGTTGTGCCGCTCCATTGCGATCAGCGGCGGCTGCTGCGGCGTGTAGCCGGCGGGCAGCGTGAGCTGGTCGTCGATCTTCGGCGTGAACGAGCTGCCGTCGGTGGCCACCGGCTTCAGGAACGCGCGGGTCTGGGACACCACCTCGCGGCCATCCGCCGCACGCACCAGCCGCGAGCCCTGCTCGATGCGCGCGTGGATGCTCTTGGCGGCGCCGTAGCTCCGCGCCTGGGAGAGCGTCTGGCCCGAGAGCGGTGCGAGGGTCACCGTCTCCGTGAAGAACTCCTCGAGGGCGGCGTCGAAGCTCACTAGCCTCCTCCCCGCCTGTCGGCGCCGCTGCGGCGCTCGGCCACCCCGAGGGCGATCCGGATGTCGACGATCTGCTCGACGACCCCCTTCAGCGTCTCTTTCAGTTCGCCGAGGCCGGCGTCCATCGCGTCGCGGATCCCGGCGGTGTCGCGCTCGAGGGCCTCGATTCGGTAGCCGTGGAGCTGGATGGCCTCACGCATCTCCTGGTGCTCCTCCCTCATCCGCTCCTCGATGCGCCGCACCCAGCCCGCGGTGACGACCGTGCCGCCGCCGCCGGTGCCCGATTCCCGGGCGCTCCGCTTGCGCTCGCGGCTGGTGGCCGCCCACGCCGCGGCCGCGGCCGTGCCCACGTACGTGCCGATCGCCGCCGCGAGCTCGAGGCCGGTCATTCACGCCTCCCTCACCCAGGGCCGCAGCAGGCCCACGCATACCGCGGGCAACCCCGGGTAGTCGCTGAAGATCGAGCCGCCGGTCTGTGCCTCGCCGCGGCGGATCCGGAGCTGCCCGACCTGCTTCTCGACGACTTGCGGGTCGTCCTTCCGCTGCAGGTAGCCCGACTTCACCGCTTCGATGCAGGCCTTCTCGACGTCGTCGAGAGGGCGCACGTCCGCGCGGCCGCGGAACCGGATGGTGACGGTGGCGCCGGCCGCCGCATCCGCGAGGGTGCCGGCCACCGTGATCTTCCCGGCCGCCGGGTTGCCCGTGATCGCGAAGCGGCCGTTGTTCGCGGCGGTCGCGAATCCGCTCACGTCGACGACGTCGCCCGCGAGGATCCCGGCGGCGCCGCCCGGGAAGCCGTTCGCGGAGTCGTTGAAGCTCGAGTCTCCCGCGGCCGCCGAGATCGTCGTCTGGGCCACGACGTCGAGCGAGGGAAGCACGTAGCCGCCCACGTACGAGGGCACGCTGTAGAGCGGCTCCACCCGACGCACGAGCGGCTGCCCGCCGCGCGGCCAGCGCTGCCAGCCCGTGAGGCCGGCCTCGGACTGAGCGGTCCACCCCCAGCCGTCGCGGCGGTAGAGCGTCCCCTCGTCGCGGTCGGCGACCTCGAAGTCGGTGACGGGGCTGCCGTCGAAGTTCACGGCGGGCACCGAAACCAGCGGCGTGCGCGAGAGCTGCAGGTAGAGGTCGTCGTAGCCGGCGAGGGTCTCCGTCACCACCTCGCGCGCGAAGATCCGCCGGCAGTGGCTCTCGATCGCCGCGGAGTACTCGTGGATCAGGTCGTCGAGGAGCAGATCCTCGGTGCTACCGCTGAGCCCGAGCTGGCGCTTGACGTATTCCCGGTGGGTGAGGCGGCGGCTGCGGGCGATGGTGACGACGGAGAGGCCCATCGCTCACCGCCTCCGCCCGGTTTTCCGCTCCGCCTGCGTTTCCGTCACCATCTTGTCGGCCGGCGGGCCCTCGAGCGCCTTGCGGCCGTGCTGGACCTCGAAGGCCTCCTGGTGGCGCTCCATCCACTCCGGGTCGCGGTCGGTGGCGCCCAGGACCTCGAGGTCGGGGTCGATCTCCTGGACCAAGCGCTCCGGCGCGGGCGCGCGGCCCTCGAGCGGTTCGGCGGCGCCGCGGCGGATGAGGTCCTGGGCCTCGGCGTCGTCGTAGCCGGCCACCTCTCCCGGGTTCACGGGGCCGTAGCGCTGCAGGAGGCGGACGCTCCTCACGCCGGCGCTCCCGCGGGGGCCGGCGCCGGCAGCCGCGACGCCAGTGCAGACGAATGCAGATCCGCCGCCTTCGCCGCAAAGAGGGCCTCGGCGACCAGGAAGTCACGCTCGGTGTCGATGTCCACGCTCGGCTCGTTCTCGAAGAGCTCGACCCGGCCGCCCAGCCGCCGGCCGGCGTTCTCGAGCAGCTCGGTGCGCGTCACGTAGACGCTGCCGTCCTCGTGGTACATGAGCTCGCGCGCGACCATGTCCTGCCGCCGCGGCCGCCGCGGGCACTGGCTGCGCCACCGCGCCTCACCGTCGGCGGCGCGGTCTGGGTTCGCGCTCTCGCGCCACCAGACGAAGTGCAGCGGGATCCCGGTGAGCAGGCTGTCGGCGCCGGTCGCCAGCAGGCGCCGGATGCAGTCGTCGATGAGGCCTTCGCGGCGGAAGGGCACCGTCGGCTGCAGGAGCACCACCAGGTCGGGCCGGTAGTGCGCCAGGTGGCGCGTGTACACGGTCGGGCCCGAAGCCTCGCGCAGCCGGTCGATCGCGTGGACGAGCACCGGGTCGGTGAGGGCCTGGTCCGTGGCCAGCTCCGCCGGCCGCATCACGATCTCGGCGCCGGCGACGAAGGCGACCTCGGCGATCCGCGGCGAGTCCGTCGAGACCACCACGCGGTCGACCAACTCGGCGGCGAGCGCAGCCTCAATCGACCAGGCGAGCAGCGGCTTTCCGGCCAGGCGGCGGATGTTCTTGTTCGGGACGCCCTTCGAGCCCCCGCGGGCCGGCACGATCGCAAGAACGTTCACAGCACGCCCCCGCGCCGGCGCTCGTCGATGCGGCGGAGCCACTCGCGCTCGGTCTGGATGACGCCGTCGTAGGTCTGGGCCTCGGCCAGGGCCTTGTTCTTGCCCTCGATGGCGGTCTTCAGCACCTCCTCGTGCGCGCGGCGCATCTCGATCCACGCGCTCGACTCCTCCTCGTAGCCGTAGAGGCAGTCGAAGGTGAGGATCGCCGCCGGCGGCGGGACGTAGACCTTCACGCCCCGGCCCTCGGCCACGCCCAGGTAGTACTCGCAGCAGGGCCGCTGCAGCGCGTACTCGGTGTCGTGGCGCATGTCGACGCCGTAGAGGTGGATCTCTTCGAAGCGCTCGTGCAGGGCGAGCGCGAGCATGTAGGCGATGCCGCTCGTCAGATACCGCCGCGGGAACTCCTGCAGGACGGCCTCGAGCGGATAGGCCAGGACGTCGGGGTAGTCCGGGTGGGCCTGCAGCATGTAGATGGGCTTGCCGTGCTTCTCCCGCAGGAAGCGGTCCTGGTCCTGCCAGACGGACGGCACCAGGTTCTTCGCCGACCACTCGGGAGGGTGGAAGTCGAACCATCGGTCCCAGCGGGCGACGTACGGGTGGGCGTGGTTGAGGGACCAGACCTCGAACGACCGGTCCGCGTACGGAGCCTGGTCCCTCGTCCCCTCCCAGAAGCCGACGATTGCGACGCGCTTCACGCGGTCGCCGTGCCGCGCGGGCCTACGAGCTCGACGCCGGCGTCTTGTCCGCGCCGCCGAACACGATCACCGCGGCGCCGACCTCGACGAGCGAGCCCGGCGAGGCGCCCGAGGCGGTCACGTTGCCGGCCTTCGTGATGTTGAGCCGGATGAAGCGCTTCGCCCCCTGCAGGTCCACGCTGTACTGGTGGACGAGCCGGGAGCCGAAGGCGACGGTCGACGTCGCGCCGACCTTCGTCACCGCGACGCTCGAGGGCGTGAGCAGGGCGTTGAAGCCGGAGCCCGATGCGCTCGAGTGCTTGAAGACGCCGCCGATCGTCCACGAGTGGCCGCTGGCCAGCCCATAGCGGACGGGGACGATGACCTTGCACGAGCGGTACTTCCTCGGCAGGCCGTTCAGGTCGATCACGTCCCCGGTGGTCGTGACGACCAGGCCCGCGCCGGCCGAGAGGCTGCCCATGCTGATCTGGGTGGCCAGGCGCGAGGCCGCGACGCCGTGCACGAAGTGCCCGATGTTCGCGAGCAATGCCGGATTCATGCTTCTCTCTTCTCCTCGTCTGGGGGGCGGTCCTCCCCGCCCCCCCGATTCAGGTCTCCCGTCTCGTTACGAGATCGTCACCCCGGTGATCACCGCGGCCGCCTCGGCGTACCGCATGTTGAAGTCGGTCTCGCGCAGCACCCGGAGCACCGTCTCGTCGCGCGAGATCCCCGACACCGCGACGCCGCCGTCCTCGTAGGCGCCGCCGGGGAAGACGTCGACCTGGGTGTTCAGGGTGTCGGCGATGAGCAGTGAGGGGCCGTGCACGTAGTACGTCTCCGACTCGTTCGAGCCGCCGCCGAGGTTCTTCGGGATCTGGTTCGTCTTGCGGACCGGATCCCCGAGGACGCGGCCCTGGGGGGCGACGCCCTCGCGCATCTTCAGCTCCTCGCGGTAGGGCCGCGCGCCGGCGTCGGTCGCCGGCTTCGCGTTCCAGAGCGCGTAGTACGTGCGCGGGATCATCAGCCACGCGGCGGTGTCCGGCTGGATGAAGACGTTCGCCTCCTCCACCAGCCGCTTCGCCTGGGCGAAGTCGGTGTCGATCGCGGCCAGGGTGGTGCCCGACTGCGCGAAGACGTTCGCCGCAGCGGTCAGGTAGCGGATGCCCTTGGGCGAGAACTCCGTGCCCAGGCTGCGGATGAAGGCGAGGTCCTCGGCGATCGCGCTCACCAGGAGCAGGTCGTCGAGCACGAACTGATCGGCCTCGGGCCCGCCGAAGCGGATCATGTCGTTGCTCATCACGCTGAGCGCGGCGAGCTTCTTGCGCAGGAAGCTCATGAGCCCGACGCCCGGCTTCGACGCGGTGACGACGCCGCCCTCCCCCACCCAGTACGCGATGCCGCCTGACGTCTGGCGGCGGAGGGTGAGGCTGCCCGTGGGGTTCGGGATGACGCGGGCGAGGCTGCGCACCACGGGCTGGTTGCGCAGGAGCTGGATGAACTCCCGCGACCACTGCGGGATGATGAAGTTCCCGAGCGAGGTCGCGTCGCCCACCTGGCTGGCCGTCGCCTTGGCCAGCTTCAGGGATCCCTCGATGCCCTTCAGGACGGGGTCGTCCTTGCCCCAGTGCTTCTCGACGGCGCCCTTCGACGCTTCGAGGAGCTCGGGGCCCTTGCGGCCCGTCTCGATATGCGCGAGGGCCAGCGCGCGGACCATCCGCGCGAACATCAGGCCGGGCCCCACCTTCGTGGCCTCCTTGTCGCGCGAGGCCTCCTCGAGCATGTCGCGCATGATCGAGGCGTGCTTCTCGGTGTAGGGAGCCATGGCCTTGGCCACGGCCGGCCCCGCCTCTTCGACGACGACGCGCTTCAGGAAGGCCTCGAGCTCGGCCTGATCCTTGAAGAAGCCGGGCTGTCCTGCTCCGGCGCCGGCAGCGGGCTGCGTGGACATCGCTCTACTCCTCAGTCGAGGCGGCCGAGCGCACGGTTCACCTGCGCTTGCGCCACCTCGGAAACGCTCGAGCGGACGACCGCCTCGAGCCTGGCCAGGTCGGGGACGAAGGGCGCGGCCGCGGCGATCTCGCCGCCCGCCTTCTCGGGGTTGGTAGCGGGCCCCGGAGTCGAACCGGGAGCGCCGGGGTTATGGGCCCCAGCCGCTTCCGAAGCGCCCGCACCGGGAACAGCGACGGCCCGGGGGGCGAGGGCCTTGAAGGCCTCCTCCACGCGGCTCTTGGGGAGCCACAGCCCGGGCTCTTCTGACGTCTCGTCGAGGACGCGCTCGGCCCACGCGCGCAGCGGGGCGACGTCGATCCCCGCGGCCTTCGCGTCCATCAAGGCCTCGGGGTTTGCAGGTACGGGAACGACGGAGTACTCCATCAGCTCCTGCTTCAGGAAGTCGACCCCGCGCTGCTCGTCGTTCCAGGAATGAGAGAGGGGGTTGAACCCGACCGACACCGCGCGCAGGAAGCCGCCGTCGAGCATCCGCAGCACGGTCTCCGCGAACGGGTAGAGGTCCGCGCCCGCGAACTCCGCCGAGGCCCTCAGCTCGTCGCCCACGACGGCGACGTCGGAGGCGCGCGCGATCGGCAGCTCGCGGTACATGTGGGCCCAGAGCACGACGGGGTTCTTGAGGTAGTTGCCGAGCTCCCAGCCCGCCACCGCGAGCGTGTCGCGGTCGCGGTCGCGGACGCCGGTGCTGATGGTGAAGGAGCGCTTGCGGCTGCCGCTCTCCCCGTCAGCCTTCAGGACCTGGGCGATGTACTGCTTGCGCAGCACGACGCCCGTGGGCGCCGCGCCGGCGCGGGCCTTCGCCTTCCAGTCGTCGAGGCTCAGCAGGTTGGCAGGTACGTCGAGAGCCCTGGAAGCCAAAAAGCCTGCGCGCTCCTTTCGAAGCGCCGCAGGCTCCTCCGGGTCTCTGCAGCGGGTACGGCTTGCCGGCTATGGTACGACGGTTTGCGGCCCTGTCAAGTCCCCCACCTTCGTGGCCCGTCAGCCTCTGCCGGTGCTGGTCGAGAGCGGCCGCCGAACGCCCTCGGCAATCGGCCGATAGCTCACCGCCCGCCAGTCCTTGAAATCGAACTCGACGAGGACCTTTCCTGTGCCGCCGGCCGGGCTGAGCGACTGGACGGTGAAGGCCTCGACGTCGGCGTGGACGTCCGGCCGACGAATCGGGTGATCCATCAGGCGGCGCTTCCCTTCTTCGGCGCCGGCGGGAGCGCCGGCGGCTGCAGCTGCTCGAGGAGGTCGTCGGTGATGCGGCTGTTCAGTGGCACGAGGAAAGCGTCGCCCTCCGCGCCGCCGACCGGCGGCAGCTCCTGCATCGCGCGCCACTCGTCGACCTTGCGGGAATGCGGCGCCGCCTTCGCCACCTGCAGGATGAATTGCTTGTCCTGCGGCACTGGCGACTTGAAGTGCAGCACCCCGCGCTCGTCGTACTCGTCCTGGAAGAGCTTCTGCAGCACGGTGCGGATCCGCTCGACGCGCGGCGTCACCACCCAGCGCGCGACCAGGTACTCCGCCGCGTCGATCGTCGCGCGGTTTGAGCTCTCGACGATCCCGAACCACTCCGGCGCCACGCCCCACGTCTGCAGCACGATGTCGCGCTGCGCCTTGCGGAGGCTCGGATAGACGAGCTGGTCCATGGTCGGCCGCTGGAACTCGTGGAACTTCGGCTCGCCCGTCATGAAGTAGGGCTGGTGGGCCCGGAAGAAGCCCTGCAGGCGGTTCACCCAGTCGCGCTCGACGCGCCGCTTCTCGGTCGGGTTGTCGAAGCCGTAGACGACGAAGTCCGGCCGCGCCTGGTTGTGGAACAGCGCCTTCGCGAACTTGGCGGCGTATTCGTCGACCTCCAGCTCGTCGCCCAAGCACCAGCCGATGCCGCTGCCGCGCGTGAAGGGGTTCGCGGGCGACGGCTCGTGGAACCATACGATCTCCCTCTCGGGGATCTCGGCCTGCCAAGCGCGGTAGCCGATCTTGTAGGTCGGCCGCCCAGGCGTCGGGTGCCACATCACCCAGTGCGGCGGGATCGGCCAGAAGCCGGCCACGACGCCCAGCTTGTTTCGCTCCTTCACCCAGTACGCATCGCCCACCAGGTCGATGTGGATGGCGGTGAGCTTGAGAAGGCCGATGAGGCCCATGAAGGGGTTGGGGTCATTGAGGGCGTCGAAGAAGGGGTGATCCGTGATCTCGCGCAGGTTGCCCGAATTCCGCAGCGCGGCGAGCACCTTCGTGCGCGCGTCGACGGTGGCGTGCTGCACGAACGGATCGCGCACCGTCCTGCCGCCGCGCTTGATGGCGAAGAGCTGCCATTCTGCGGCCGCGACGGCGAACCCGACTTTCTCCGCGACCGCGCGGAGCCAGGGCATCGAGTCGTAGCCCTCGAGGAGCTTGTCGGTGTTCAGCGGCGGCGGCTCGCCCATCGCGACCGGGAAGATGCCGCGCAGCAGCTCGAAGGGAGAGGTCAGCAGGCGCGAGGTCGCGCGTGCCGCGCGGGCGATCCACTGTCGGAATCCCTTCATCGCGGTCCTCCTACAGCGAGATCGGCACCTTGTGCTCGCCGATCAGCAGCGCGTGTACGAGCCAGACCAGCGCGTCGAGCCGGTTCGGGCTGATGGCCTTCGCATCGCGGGGGTCCCAGCTGATCATCTCGTCCTCGAGGAGGGCGAAGCGCTCGGGGTACCGCACGTCGCGCACGTGGTGGACTCGCCCCTGCTCGTACAGCGCCGCCACCGGCTCCGCGCGCGTGCGCTTGCCGTCGAGGGCTGAGACCTCCACCCACCGCACGCTGCGGTCGATGGTCCGGATCGTCTCGCGCGCCTTCGCCTCGAGGCGGTTCTTCTCGATCACGATGGCGGAGGCGCCGTACTGGTTCCTGGCGGCGATCGCCGCCCGGGCCCAGCGGTCAGGGCTGCCGCGCAGCGAGCAGTCGTCCCACACGTAGGCGTGGCCGTCCTCGCCGAGCCCGCCGACCATGATTCCGGCCTCGTCCCGCGGCGTGTTCGACCTGGTGGGGTCGATCGCCACGAGCGTCTTGACGATGCGGGGGATCCCGTCTACCCGGTTCTGATCGAGCAGCTCCGTCGACCAGAGGGCGCCCTCGACCTTGGCATTGATGATGCCGTCGAGCTCCTGGGCCTCGAGGCGCGAGCCGCGGAGGTCGTGGCGCCACTCGGCGATGACGCCGGGCGACATGTTGGCGGCGTTGCGCTCGGACGACCACCGGCGGACGACGACGACGTAGCGGTGCTTGCGGCCGTCCTGGTCCTCGAGCTCGTGCTCGATCCGCCAGTCGCCGGATTCCACCTGCTCCTGCGAAATCAGGCGATCGCCGCGCGCGTTCTTCGGCCCCAGCAGGAAGTGGTTGCAGAACTCCGTCGGCCGCGGCGTCGAGTCGATGATGCCTTGGGGGTCCTCGCCCAGACGCAGCGAAAGCTTGATGCCCTCGCGCCACGCGACGGGCTCTTTCTCGCCTTTCGGGATCTGCCAGTGAAAGAGCTCGGTGGTCCAGGCCTTGTGGTATTCGGGCCCGCGCAGCGTCTGCGGCTCCTCGGAGGAATGGAGGTCGGCGATGGTGTCGTTGGGCCACTCGAGCATCTTGTCCGTCTTCCACCACCGCGGCCGGAACCACGGCGGCGAGATGCGCAGCAGACCCGACTTCCCCGTGACCATGATCCGGTTGCGGCTGCCCGAGTCCTTCCCGATGAGAGCGATGCGGATGCCGGGGTTGTCCCAGGCCCACTCGGTGACCTGCTCGCCGGCGGAACGGGTCTTGCCGCCGCCGCGGCCGCCGGGCATCACCCACCAGCGCCAGGGCGGCGCCGGCGCGAGCTGCTCGGGCCGCGCGAACAGGATCCACTCGTAGTCGAGGGCCTTGATCGCCGCCTGGGTGTCGACGCTGAGCGTGAGGAGTGCCTCGCGGCGCTGCGCGAGCGGCAGCTCGTGCAGCTCCTTGCAGAGGTCGACGAGCACCCGGGTGACCTCCGGCTTGAAGCCGAACCTACCCAGGCGCACGGACTCTCCGTAGGAGACGCTCGAGCTCGGCGACGGCGGCCTCGGCGTCGGGACGCTTGTCCTTTCGGCCCTTTCCTGAGTCCGGACGGCCCCAGCCGTGCGCTTCCTTGAGACTGGCCAGGGTCGCGTTGACGCTGCCGTCGCTGGTGCCCTTCCGGAGGCGATGGACGTCGTCGAGGAGGTCGAGCTGGTACAGGGCGGCGCCGCGGACCATCTCTTCCTGGAGGCGCGCGACGACGTCGGGGTCGCCGAGCTGGGCGGCCGTGATACCGAAGGCGGCGATGATCGTGTCGCGCTCGGCGCCGCGGCGTGCGTAGTGGCGGATGCGAGCCCAGCTGATGCCGGAGGGCCCGCGATCGCGAGGCCGACCAGCGCCAGGGCGGTGGCCGCCGCGGCCGCGCGGGCCGCCGCGCGGGCCCTTGCGGGGGAACTCGACGACACGGCCGCCCTTTGATTTCCCGCGGCCGCCCGTTTGATTTCGCCGATGGCCCACATCACCGCGTCAAATCAGGGCGAAAGCGCGGTTCGGGGCCGCCGGCGGGGGGGATTTTGCTGCCCTCGCGAGAGAGGAGGGCACCCTCCCTCGGGTGTACCCCTCCCCCCCCTCCCGGGAACGAACCGCCCCCCCCGCTATCGCTCGCCACCGCGCTCGCTCGGCCACAGCGACTCGAGCCGCGGCGGATGCGCGCGCCACGCCGGGTCGAGGATGGCGAGCTGCACGAAGGCGGCGCCGACGACCAGTACCACCTGGGACGCCACGTCGCACTGGTGGCCACAGGCCGCCTTCTGCAGGTCGGCGTAGATGAGGCCGAGGATAACGGCGACGTCGGCGGAGTGCGAGGCGAGGAAGCGGTAGACGCCGCTGTCCTTCACGAACGCTGGGACCTCGCTGCGCCACGCCTTGTCGACCAGACCCCACTGGATCAACAGGCCCGCGGCTACGCCCACCGCCGTCGCGGCCTCGTTGTAGCCCAGCGCGACGAGCGTGGCCGCGAGCAGCGCCAAGCCGCAGCCGCTCCACGTCTTCTTGCCGGCCACAGCCCAGTACCGAGCTTTCCACTCGGCCCCGAGCCGCCCTTCGGCGGCTGCGCGGATCTGATCGCCGAAGTAGTCGAGGCCCATCTTCACGGCAAGGCGTCGGAACAAGCGGTTCAACATCTCGCCTCCTTCGGCAGGACCAGCAGCGACGCCGGAGCGCTGCGGATGACTCGTGCTGCTGCCAGCTCGTCGATGCGAGCGTTCGCCGCACGCCGGATCTGACGCATGGAGCGGCTGTCCCGGGGAAGACGGGCGGCCGCGTGCAGCAGGAGTTCGGTTACGGCCTCCATTGACGGCGCCGCCGCGATCTGCTCGCGGTAGCTCGGCGGCCGCGGCTCAGGATCGGGAAAGGCCGATTCCCTCGCTTCGCTGAGGCGCGCGGCGCGGCGCCATGATCCGTCCTCCTGGACCTCGTACGTCTTGCCGGTGCGGGAGTGGAGGATGGTGCCCGCGTCCTCGTGACACGCCGCGTGCTCGGACCGCTCCTTCGCGCGCTCCTCCGGCGTCGCCTCGGACAGCGCCTGCCGGAGGCGCTCCCGCTCGCGCACCAGGTGCGAAAGCGCCGGGCCGAGGATCCTCCTCACCAGGAGTGCTCGAGGTACGCGCGGATCGCCCGCTCGAAGGGACGTGTGGGCAGCTCGCGGCCGCCGGCGTCGAGCAAGCCGTTGTCACGCTCCCAGCAGTTCTTCAGCCACGGCCAGGAGTCGAGAAGTTCACGCGCGGCGATCTCGACCGCAGCGGGGTCGACGGCCGGACCCGGTTCGGGAGGCTGAGCCGTCACTTCAGCCGGAGCGCCACCCCGCCGCGGTAGTAGCTCCCTCGCCCGAATGCCCCATCCGCGAAGAGGTAGGTCCGCTCGTCGATTGCAGCGAGATGGAGCTGCGCGGAGGCGAGCACGCGGACTCCGTCACCGGCGGGATCGTGGGTTCCGACGTCAAGATGGACGGTCGACTTGCCCAGCGTGTACCGGACGCCGGCGGCAAACGTCTTCGGATAGCGCTCGAGCAGGACCAGCCGCCCGAACTCGATCGGTAGCGCGATGCCGTAGATCACCTCGGCCGAGAGACCCTTCACCACCGGTAGCGGCCGGCTCAGAGCGCCGTACAGCTCGAGCGTGGAGTAGGTCTGCGGGTCCTCTATGTCGACCTGGACGGCGCCGCCGTCCTGGAGTGCCGAGGCATCCGCGCGCGCCGAGAGCTGGAGGCCGTAGGGCAGCGCGACAGCGGCCGTGGCCCGGGCTCCGACGATCGCTCGCTTGTTACCGCCCTGGGTGAAGGCCGTCTCGGCGAACGAGTAGCTGGACCACGCGAAGGCGGGCCGCGGTGGCGGCGGCGTGTCTGCGGGACGATCCGCGGCGCGCGCGGCCGCGGGAGCGGCCAGCAGTCCGGCCAGGGCGAGCACCGCCGCGGCCACCAGCGCTCCGATGCGGCCGAAGCCCGCCGACTTGGCATCCTCGAACTCGCCCTGGCGGACGCCCGTCAGGAGGTCGTCGACCGGACCCGGGTTCTCGGTGCGCGTGGTCCCGGCCGCTCCGGGCACCGGCCAGTGCTCGAGCTTCGCCACGCGCACGTCGTTGCCGCTGGTGCGGAGCTTCTCGACGAAGGCGCGAGCGCGGCAGTCGGGGCAGCCGTCCCACCCGCACGGCTCGACCTTCTCGCCACTCTTCGTCTTGCGGCTGCATCCGTGGCCGCCCGTGGCTTCCACGGTGATCCTGTAATCGCCCATCAATTCCTCCAGCGGACGCGCCGGTCGCAGAAGACGCACCGGCCGTCCTTGTCAGGGGCGTGCTTCGGCCGCCGAACTCTGGCGCGCGACTCGCACGCGAGATCCGGGAGCCACGGCGCGCGCGGCTCCGGCTTCGGGATCGCGAATACCTGGACGGGCATCTGCGTGAACACGTCGACCAGGTCGGGATCGCTCTCGCCGCCGAACGGGAGGATCACCGAGGCACCACGCGGCTGGCGCGGCGGATATCGGCGTCAATGACGAGCAGTGCGCCGCACACGCCGATGACGACGCCGACCGTGAGCATCACCAGGCCGTAGAGGACGTCCTGGGTGAACGTCGTCACCGCCCGCCTCCGGGCACGCCGTCCCGACCGGCCACGACGACGGGCGCGACGTCGCGCCACAGCACCCGCCCAGCCTTCGACAGCGCGGCCTGCAGGATGTACCGCCCTGGGAACCGGTAGACGTGCTCGCCGTTGTAGCGGTCCTCCGTGAGGCTCGCGTCCCACGGCGCGCAGTCTTCGCCGTGCGTCGAGGCCTCGCCGTCACCCCAGAGCCAGGCGATGTCGGCGCAGTAGAGGGCCTCGGTGAGGTCGTTGATGCTGATGCGCGCGCGCACCGTCGCCGGCGCGAACGAGATCGCCGGCCAAGCGCGCAGCTCCACCTGCGGCCGCGGCGCCACCGCCGGGCTGGCGCGGTGTGCGGCGCAGCCCGGCGCCGTCAGCAGCGCTACGAGTAGCAGGACGCGGCGCATCAGCGAATCGAGATCGTCTTGCTCGCCTCGAAGCGCTTCCCGTCCGGCGCCAGCAGCACGGCCGTCAGGGTGACGGACGCTCCAGGCCGCCGCGGCGCGATCACCGCCACCTTGCGGTTGAACAGGACGTTCGCCGGATCGGGGAAGACCCGGAGCGCGTTTTCGTCGCCCACGACCGACCAGGTGATGTTGTTGCCGTGGTTCACGGCGTCGGTCTTGCCGTCCGCCTGCTTGGGCGTGGCGGTCAGCGCCGCCTCATCACAGCCGGGCTCGATGATCCCCGGCGAGTGCTGGGGCTGCGGTACGCCGGTCGCGCACGAGTAGCCGAACACGAAGATCGCCATGGAGGCGACGTCGCTTACGCCGGACACGGGACCCGGCACGCTGGGCGAAGCGCTCGGCGACGGCGACGGCCCGTTGTCGTGGTTCTGGTCCTGGGTCACCACGACCGTTGTCGAGGGCCCCCCGCCGAAGTCGAGGCAGGCCGTGCCCAGCACGGCCACGGCGGCCACCAGCAACAGCGCGGCCCAGAAGACGGCGCGGTCCTCCCGCACGGATCGGAACAGCTCTCGCATCACTTCTCCTTGGCGACGACCTCGCGCGCTTCCTGCAGCCGCGCGGCGGTCTCGCTCTCCGAGAGGCCGAGCCTCATCAGGTACTCCCGCGCGCCGGCCTCGTTCCCCGCGCGGATGAACGACTCGACCGTCTTCTGGTCGACCTTGGGAGCGTCGCCCCGGAACAGCGACGCCTTGCCCTGGACCTGGATGGCGCACGCGGCGAGGTGCGTCGGCAGCGGCAAGAGGGCCGCGAGCAGCAGGATGCGACCGAGCTTCATCGAGACGACTCCTTTCGGGCCCTTCAATAACCGCCACAAAGCTGGAAGTGCATGCCGTCCGGACGGCGCCAGCGGCCGCCCCACACGAAGCCGGCCGCCTCGAAGGCCTGCACCACGGCGGGATGCATCGAGGGCGTCACGCCGAGCTCGTTGCCCTTGGGGTTGAGGTCGATCGCGACGCCCCAGCTGTGCGTGCTCAGGACCTCCATGTCATCGCGCTTCGGGCGGAACGCGTACGTGCCGCCGAAGGTCTTCAGGTGGCCCCACAGCTCGTCGTCGGAGTGCAGGGTCCGGAACGCAGCCTCGAACGCCGGCGCCGCCAGCTGGTGGACACGGATTCGCGTCACGAGCTGGCCGACCTTCCCCCAGGCGAGCTGCAGCGGCCGCGGCAGCGGGACGAACACCAGCCGCTTTTCCCACTCGAGCGCCTCGCTGCCGCTCAGGTGGCCGTCGGCGCCCATCACCTGCCACGGGTCGCCGTACGTGTCGACGATTGCGGGAAGACCGACGGGGACCTTCACGCGATCCGCCTCTCGGAGATCTCCGTGACGACGGAGACGCGGCCCTCGGGCGACAGCCGGAGGATGTGGGTGGCCTGCGGCATCGCGCTCTTCCGCGCGGCGAGCTCGGCGTGCAGCTGGCGCAGGACGCTCGCCCCGTGCGCCTGGTCGCCGTCGCCGAGGACCTCGAGGAGAGTCGGGGGAACGGGGAAATCCACCGCGCGGCGGTGTCGCGCTTCGGGTGCGACGCTCGAGGCGGCCTGCGGTAGCCCCATAAAAAGCGAGAGGCCCGGCCGCCCCGCGGTGAATACCGCAAGGCGCCGAGCCTCTGATTCAGCGGCTTCGGCTTACTCGCCCGTCCGTCTCCGGCCGTGGGTGAATACCCGCGGCCCTCGGGCGGCTGCTACGTCTTCGCCAACGTCACCGGGATGATACGCCTCTCCTCCGCCGCGTCAAGGTCTGTCGTCGCGGCTTGCGCACCATGGCGCCCAGCCCCGTCCATTCGCCGTCGTCGAAGACGAACGTTACCGCCCGCTCCTTGTGGCCGGTGGACCCGCGCTGAGCCCTGACCAGCGCCAGCAGTAGCTCGATCGCGCCTTCGGGCGCGCAGTAGCTCAGCAGGTCGATCGGGCGGGCGACGGGTACCTTGTGGCCGAGCTCGACGTCCTCCGGCCTCGTCCGATCGGGCGGCGGTGACGGTGCAGACGTCTGGAACTCCGGTCGTGGGTTGGCGCTCAACGCGCGCGCATTATCGCGGCTTGGCCGGCGCGGTCGGGACAGGGTTGCCGCGCGCCGCCTCACGGCGCTCGAAGAGCAGTTGGTCGACCACGCCGGCGATCATGGCGCGGACTCGATCCGGCGCGCGCTCACTCGCGGCCCACCGTTCGAGGGCTTCGCTGTCGGCCTCGCTATCGCGCTGGTTGCCCTCCAGCCAGCTAACCGCCGAGCGGGCGAGGCCTTCCGGGCCGCCGTGATCGGCGATCCATGCTGCGGCCTCCTCTCGCGCTTCCACAGGTTTTCCGCTGGCTGCCGGCAGCGACAACTCGTGATCCGCCGGCGGTTTGCGCCGCCGCCGCCGCTCCCCACCCGCGCCAGCGGGGGGGGATGAGGGGGGGGTATCAGGAGCGAGCGTAGCGAGCTCCGCACTACGCCTAACGCCTAACGCCTCAGACGGAGAGTTACGATTGGGTAACTCCTGGGAAACGGCGGCGTCACGGCCATGTAACGGCGAATCGCCTCCTTTCGGCGTTACTCTGTAACGCTTATTCCTGATCCGCTGGACGCGCTCGCCGACGGTGTGGTCGCCCTCGTTCCACTCGTCCCAGCCGTCGAGGTAGTAGGTGCCGTCCGGGCAGGCGATGACGTCCGGGCGGGCGCCCTCGTGGCGTGGGGAAAGAAAGGCCTCGGCTCGCCGGCGGCCGAGGATACGGTCGAGGATCTCGCGGGTGCGGAAGCGGCCACGCGCCGGCTGGCGATTCGCGGCACAGATGAGAAGCAGCATCCCGGCGTAATCGGGGTGCTGGTCGAGGTCGGGGTGGATCCGAAGGTAGACCTTCGGGAGCTTCGTGCGGCTCAGCTGGGCACCTCCAGCCGCCCGATCACGTAGGAGCTGTTCGCCTCCTCGAGGAAGCGCGCTGCGTCGACCGGCACCGGCCACGTCCAGAGGCCGCGGCCGCCGTAGGCCTGGATGGGCTGCGGCAGCCGCACGACGTCGCGCAGGACCCAGGCCCACCGGCCGCGCGAGAAGTCGCCGTAGATCGTCTCGCGCGGCGTCGCCTGCAGGACGCCGCGGACTTCGTCGGTGGTCCGCACGTCGACGAGCTGCGCGACGGCCACCACCGCGCCGCGCGGGAGCGTCTCGGGGTCGCCGTAGCCGGCCTCGAGCAAGACGGTCCGGAACTCGCGCTCCATGGCCAGGCTCTGCGCACCTGGCGGGAAGCGCTTCGCCGCGTGGATGGCGAGGGGCCCCCGGTGTCTCGTCGACCAGGACCTCGTCTCGATCGACTTCGCGCCGATCGCCACCAGCGTGGCCCACGGCTGCCACAGCGTGAGGGCTTTCATGCCCGTGCCGCCGCTTGCCGCTCCATCGTCCGCCGCCGGAGAGTGGCGGCGGCCTCGGCGGCGGAGAGCATGTGGCTCTCGATATCCTCGAGCACGCACGGCGGAATGGCGCCGGGCCCGCCCGGGAAGAGGATGTGAAGGACGTCCAGGCGCTCGCGCACGATCGCGATGTAGATCTGGATGTCGCCGAGCGAGGCGTCGTCCTCGTTCGGCTCACGGCCGGTCTGGGTCTTGAAGTGGTCGCGCGCTCCGGCGCGCGTGCGGTCGCAGCGCTGGCACATGGGCGAGGGTTCAGGCCGACGCGTGGGCGGCGCGGCGCGGCGCGCCCTTCACCCGCGGGTTCTTCGCCTTCCGCTTCGCCCGGCACGCGGTGCACAGCCCGAGGCCGGTCTTCTTGTTCGGCTCCTCGGCCCAGCTGCACCCGCCCGGGCAGGCCTTGTCCTCGGTGCAGCCACACTCCTTACAGCGCGCGACGACGGCCGCCGCCTTCTCGGTCGGAGCGACCTCATCGAGGATCTTCTGAACGTCGACGCCGAGCTCCTTCGCGCGCTTCGGAAAGTGCTGAGGGCCGTACCAGCGGTCGAGAGCCTCTCCGTGGAGGATGAGGAAGGCGACGTGGCGCACGAGGTCCTCGGGCTTCGTGCCGCGAGGGACGAACGCCGCCGCGGCTGCGGCGCCGGCACCCTCGTTCCTGATGGCGCCCAAGATGATCCGGGCGAGGGGTCCGCTGGGACCGGCCGCCGCCTTCTTCACCTTCTCCGCGACCGCCTTCAGGACGGTCGGGGCGGCCTTTTGCCAACGCTGGCGCGCGGCCTCCTCACGCGCCCGCTCACGCTCGCGCTGCTCTTCTTCCCGCTTCCAGCGGTCCTGGGCGGCCTTGGCGCCGGTGGTCGCCGTCTGCTTCGCGCGCTTCTGCCGCTCGCGCATCTCGGCGCCCCAGTGGACCGCGCACTTGTCCTTGTTCACGCAGACCTTGAAAGCCTGCCCTCGGCCGGGACCGATCACGATGACGCCGGTGACCGAATGGTCGCAGCGCTTCGAGCCGTGCATGCCGTCGGCCCTCTTCCACGACCGGCCGAGGATGAGCTTCTGCCCGTCCTTCGCATCCTCGGGGGTCATGATTTCGTGGGTGATGCGAACGATCTTCTCGGCCTCCTCGGCGGCCGCCTGGACGGTCTGCACCATCTCGGGGAAGAGCATGGGATCGGCCTGGGTCGCGTCGAGCTTCACGTGCTCGTCGATCCAGCCCGCGAACTCCCGAACGCTCCGGGGCTTCCGCGGCTCGTCGTCGACCTCGAGCTTCTCCTCCTCCTCCGGAGTGAAGAGCAGGTGCTCGTCGGTGAACAAGGCGCCGTGCTCCTCGATCGCCCGCTCCTGGTCCGCCGGGGACAGGCGCGCCAGCAGGATCGCGTGGCCGGCTGTCATGTGACCGGCGAGGAAGAGCTTCTGGGCCTCCTTGGTGAGCTGCAGCAGCTTAACGCGGTCATAGACGTACTTGACCGATCGGCCGACGCGCTCGGCGATCCGCTCCACGGGGTACCCCGCCTTCGTCATCAGCGCCTGGTAGCCGGCCGCCTCCTCGAGGGGATGGACGTCCTCGCGCTGGTCGTTCTCCGTCACGAGCAGCTCGAGGAACTCCGTGTCGCTCATCTCCCGGACGACGGCTGGCACCTGGTCGATCTCGGCGATGTTCGCCGCGCGGTACCGTCGGTGGCCGGCGCCGATCTCGTAGGCCGCGCCCTTCGCCACCGGCCTCACGAGCAGCGGCGTGAGCACGCCCTTCGCCTTGATGCTCGCGGCCAGCTCGGCGAGCTTCGCCGGGTCGAAGTGCTTCCTGGGATTGAGGGGCGACTCGCGGAGGTCCGCGAGCGGTAGGTACTGGAACGCGCCGGACGAGCCGGACGGTGCGCCCGGCGCGTGAGGTTGACTGCTCATGCTTGGCCTCCGTTCTCATTGGCGATCTCGAACAGGACGTTCTGGTAGACGGCCTCGACGTCTGCGTCGGCGGCCTGATAGGTCTGGAGGCCGCCGGCGATCTTGTCGCGCACGCTGGTCCTGACGCCGCGCTTCTCGTCGACGTCGACGAAGCCAGCCGACGCCAGACCCTTCACCGCCGTCGTCATGTGGATCCAGCTGTCGCCGCCCGTGGGCCGGCCGAGGCGTTGCGCGATGTTCTTCTGGAAGCAGCGCTGCCCCTCGAGGCCCTCGAGGAGCTTCAGGATCCGCTTCTGGAGGGGCGACAGGTCACGGATCGCGGAGAGGATGCGGGCGACCTCCTCCCGCTGGAAGTCGGCCCGCAGCTTCGCGGGCGGGGTGACCTGGAGAGGCCCAGCGGGCCCGGCCGGGATCCGCGCGAGGACCTTGCGGACGATCGCGTCCTCGTCAACCGACGCCGCGGCGGCCGTGAGGCCTTCGCCCGTCGGCAGCAGCTTCGCGATGGCGGCCGCCAGCTCGTCGGCGGCCTGGGCGCGGATGCGCAGCCGCCCCGCCTCGGCGCCGGCGGCCACGAGCGCGCGCTGGGCCTCCTTCAGGGAGCCGGTGAGGGCCTCCATCTCGCGGCTGAGCCGCTGGTGCTCTTCACACATCGAGGGGTCCTCCTTCCGCCGTGCCGCTGCGATCTCGCGGTCGACGGCGTGCTGCGCGGCCAGGCCGCGCTCCATGAACCTGCCCACCTGGTCGCTCGAAGGCGGTGTCGGCGGTGGCTCGCTCCTCGCGAACGCCCGCGCCTGCTCGGTGGCCAGCCATGCCGGCTGGACGTAGACCTTCAGGGCGTGCTGTCCCCAGCACGCATAGAACTGGCCGCGGGCGAGGGTGGCGACATCGGCCGCCGAGGGCCGCTTGATGCCGGCGGGGATGTTGGCGAGGTTGCGCTTGATCTCGTTGGCCTCGCGCTGGACCCCGATCAGCCAGACGGCACAGCCCCGGAGGATCGTCTTGTCCACCCCCGCCATGTCCTGGCTGTCGACCCAGATGTGGTTGCCGATGCCGCCGCCCTTCCTCACTAGGGCGATCGCCGAGGCCTTCGCCGGCGAGCCCTTCCCCTCCGGCACGAACTCCCAGGCCTCGGGGACCACCACCACGGTGTTCCGGGCTTGGGCGTTCACCCAGTCGATCGCCGACTGCACGAAGAGCATCTGCATCGGCGTCGACGAGCCCGAGATGTCCATGACGTTCAGGCCGGGCCCGAGCTCGAGCGAGCTGGCCAGCTTCGCGCTCTGGATCTCGGGGACGATCAGGTCGAGGTAGGCGTCCAGCTGGACGTAGGCGCCGGCGCGCTGGCCGGTGGCCTTCTCCATCCCCTTCCTCACGGCGCGCTGCACATCGGCCAGCGTGCGCGTGGTCCGGCAGATCGGGATGAACCACTGGCGCAGCCACTTGTTCTTTTCCGAGAGCTGGGCCGAGATGAGCTGGTCGACGAACTGCCAGTCGGCCCGGTCGCGGAAGTAGGGGGCGACGCGTGCGCCGAGGCTGAAGGCCTTCTCGCCGCGCTTCGTGACGAAGGCCAGCACGGCGACGCCGGCGCGCGTGGCCAGGGCCTCGAGCGTCGTCGTCTTGCCGCTCTCCTGCGTCTGGCCGGTGACCGCCAGGTGCCGCAGCGGGATCGCCACCGGCTTGCCGCTGCCGACCTCGAACCCGAGGTGGATCTGGCTCAGGTGAGGCTCCTGCGGACCTTGTCGAGCGTCCGCCGCAGCGCCGCCCTGAGATGCCCCCTGGACGCTCGCTGCGCGCCCTGGCAGCTCGCGAAGTGCGGCCGGTAGCGCGCGCCGAGGCTCATGCCCTCGAGCTCGATCTGCGTGGACCGGCCGAGCACGTAGGCGAACTCCTCGCCGTCGAGGAGGACGTTGCCGTCCGGCACCGGGTCGGGATCGATCGGCATGAGCTTCAGCTTCCTGGTCGTCACCCACCGGATGGTCTTGTTGCACCAGCGACACTTCCCGAGGTTCGTCATGGGACCGCCGCCCGCGCAGGACGAGGTTCAGCCGGCGCGGCCTCGCCGGCGCCGGGAGCGGCCGCCTCGAGGGCGTGGCGGAGGCAGAGGACCGTGCCGCCGCCGTACCGCACGAACGTCCGCGAGCGGCAGCGCACGCAGCGGGCGAGCGGGCCCATCGTCTTCTCGCCCACGCCGGCGATCGACTCCGGCCAGGGCGAGAAGGCCCGCTGGACACGCCGCATCAGCTTCGACCGGCCCACAGACGCGCTCACGCCGCTCAGCTGCGCGCGCTCACCTGGCCGCCGCGCGGGAGGCCCTGGCCGGACGCAGCGAGGCCCCGCCCGGGGCGGGGATCGTGGTCAGGCTCGAGCGGCGGGAGAGCGCATCCTTCCAGCCCATGGAGCGCGCCTCGTTGCAGGCGGCCTGGAACCTGTTCCGGGCTTCCTCCTCCGACAGGCAGGCGGAGAGCATCCCGCTCTTGCTGCGGCCGCCCTCGACCTTGTGCTGGACGAGCAGGCGGTAGGGCGCAGCGGGCCACGGCCCGTTCACCAGGCGCAGCCGCAGCTCCTCGGCGGCGCCGTCCGTGAAGCGCGAGAGCTCGAGACGGGTGGCTTTCGAAGCCCCCCCCCCGGACTTCACGCTGTTCTTCCTCATGGGACCTCCTTCGGGCTCGACGATCGACAGAGCGTGTCGATTCGCCTTCGAGATGACCTTCCGCTTCTCGCGGTCGACCGTCGCCCACTCAGTGACGACGTGGGGCCCGCGCGGGCAGTGGAGCGAGTCGCCGACGACCTTCAGCTCGGCGGAATGGACGAGGCACAGCCGCGCGAAGCGCTCGCTCAAGACTCTGCCTCGCGCAGACGGATCCGCTCCGTGGTCCGGTCCAGCCAGAGGTCGAGGGCCTGGCGCCAGTCGTTGAAGAGCTGGTTGTCGGCGTCGGAGCGGACGGCGGCGACGAGCATGCTGCCGACGAGCAGCGCGCCGTCCATGGAGTCGAGCGGCGCGAGGTAGGCGTTCAGGCGCTCGCCCTCCGTCCGGAACGTGAGCCGCGTCTTGCCCTCGCGGATCGCATCGGCGGGATCAACGGTCATGCCTTCAAGCCTTCGTCTCCCCGTGGCGCATCGGGGAGGGGCGCGTCCTTGTCGTGGCCGAGGCCCTCGAGGCCGCGGTGCTCGCGCCAGGCGGCGACCTTCTCGGGAGATCCCCAGCAGCCGCCCGGCAGGTGGTTGAAGACGTAGGCCGTGATGACTGGCAGCACCCACACGTTGTTATCGTCCGCGCGGCCGCACGCCTCGAACAGGTCGTTCGTGAGGACGGCGGTCAGGAAGTGCCCGAGCGGGCGGCCGTCACGGGCGTAGAGGTCGAGGGACTCCCGGATGTAAGGCGGGATCCGCGAATAGTCGAAGCGGTCGACGACCACTCGCCTACAGCACCAGCCGGTGCGGGATCAGGAGGTCGACGTCGGGAGACGGCGGCCGCCGGTGCTGCAGCTCCTCCTCGAACTGCGAGGAGTCGTCCGTGTCGCGGACGGCGACCAGGGCGACGAAGGCGACGACCCGGACGCCTCGCTCGGTGAAGCCCTCCCAGATCCGGGCTTCAACGGTCGCCTCTGACGCGTCCAGCTCGGCGGGGCGCAGGTGCACGATCTTGGTGGTGCTCTCGAGCGTCAGCTTCATGCCGGGTCTCCTCCAGCGCAGCCGTGGTCGCCGGCGACGGACGGCGCTTCGCCGGCGTCGTTGAACACGTCCTGGCAGAGGCCGCGCCCGCACAGCCAGACCTCGCCGCCGTCAGGCGTGAAGTAGAGGAACTCGCCCCGCTTGCCCACGATCCGCCGGCAGACCTTGCAGCGCGGGGCCCGCGCGCGGATTCCAGACGTCTGCACCCGGCGTCGGCGGCGGCTCACGGCTCGAGTCCCAGAGGCCGCTGGCGGGCCGGCGGCGCTGTGGGCCGCGGGCTCTCACGATGCCGGCAGCGGCCGAGGTTCTCGCGGGCGAAGCGGACGCTGCGACGCTCGACCTTGAAGCCCGCGCGGATCCACTTCGCGACTTCGGCGGCGATCGCGCGGTGGCGGAAGCGGTTGTCGATGATCGCCGCGATCGGGCAGCCGCAGCGCCCGAAGGCGACGTAGCACGGCGCGCCGGGGTTTAGCATCGCCGGCGCCTACGCGGCCGCGTCGGCCGCGATCATCCTGTCGAGCAGCTGGAGGGCGGAGCCCTGCAGCTGCTCGACGACAGGACGCAGCTTCTCGAGCACCGCGTTGTAGAACTCGTCGTAGAGCGCTTGGCGTTCCGCCGGAGAGAGGTCGGCGAGGGCGGCGAGGGCGGCGCGGGCGGCGAGGGCGGCGCGGGCGGCGCGGTCGGCGAGGTCGGCGAGGTCGGCGAGGGCGGCGAGGTCGGCGAGGGCGGCGAGGTCGGCGAGGGCGGCGAGGGCGGCGAGGTCGGCGAGGGCGGCGAGGTCGGCGAGGGCGGCGAGGTCGGCGAGGGCGGCGAGGGCGGCGCGGTCGGCGAGGTCGGCGAGGTCGGCGAGGGCGGCGAGGGCGGCGAGGTCGGCGAGGTCGGCGAGGTCGGCGAGGTCGGCGAGGTCGGCCTTCTCGCGGAACTCCGCCCACGCGTCGGTGTAGACCTTCCAGGCTCTCTCGCTGATCGGCTCGAGCACCTTGGCCGCGCTCCTCGCTGTCGCCTTGTCGACGATCTCCGGCAGCGCCGCGACGACGTCGGCGTCGTCGTTCAGGCCGACGGCGCGGAGCCAGGTGGGCCCGCAGGTCCTCACCGACCAGTCGACGAGCATGAAGGCGCGGCGGCGCTCCACGGCCGCCTTGCCGGCCGTTCCGACCAGCCGCGGCACGAACGGCTTCAACAGCTGCCGGCCCGCGGCGTCGGTCCGGTCGTTCCACGCGCGCAGGAAGGCGCCCAGGACGGGGGACGCGCACTTCGGCTCGTCGGTGTGCGGCTCCCCCGCGAACCAGGCCACGGCTTCCATGACGCACACGCCGTCCTCACGGGCGGGGTGGCTGCCGACGAGCAGCTCGATCTTCTCGAGGTCCGCCTCGGTGAGCCGCTGCAGGTTGAGAGGGGTCGGCGTGGTCATCTCGAAACCTCCATGGGCGGCGGCAGGGCGCCGTCAATCGGGGCAGGGGGACAAGGACCCGAGACCGGCGCGAGTCCGAGGGTCGCCACGGTCAGGACGGCGCTCAGGAAGACGATCGCGGCGGTGACGACCACCGCGGCTTCGAGGCGGTGCTGCCGGCGCATGACCTGAGCGCTGGTGCAGGCCCGGAGGAGCTTCGTGCTCGAGTCGGGCCACTCGCCCGACCGGCGCGCGCGGCGGAGCGTGACGCACAGCGGGCAGGCACACTCGCAGAAGTCGGTGCACTCCCCGCAGCCGCAGCCGCAGTCGAGGGAGACGATCGGGGTGTAACGGTGGGCGCTCATGACTGGTCCCCATCGGCCGCGACCGTGGCCACGCGCTGGCGGCTCTGTAGCCAGGCGAGGACCTCGTGCTCGAGGAAGCGGAAGGTGCCCGGCGCCACCTGTACCGGCAGGGGGAAAGTGGGATCGGTCCTGCGGATCTCGTAGAGAGTGGTCCGCGACACGCTCAGCAGATCGCGCACGTCGCGCACCCGGAGCGCGCGGCTCTTGGGCGAGAGCTGCTGCAGCAGCTGGTGACGAGGCGGGGGTGGCGCCGGCGTGGTCATTGCCACACGGTCCCGGCCTGACGCGGCTGAGAGTCAGGCTGGTGGAAATCGGCCGCGCCGGGGGCGGGGGCCCCCGAGCGCGACCTGTGCCCAAAGGAGGCTTGATCTCCCATGAGCAGTCCAGATCGCCCGCTTCCCTTCGTGAACGCCGCGCTGTTGTGTCGCGACGCGTCGAAGGGGCCCGCGGGCCAGTACTCGATCACCGACATCCTCAACGACATCGGCATCACCCTGTTCGACGCTCCGCCAGGGGCGGTAATCGGGGCGAGCTTCACTTGTTGCCTTTTCGTCCGTCTGACGGCACCGCCTATCGGCAAGGTCGTCGTCGACGTCGCGCATGTCGCGCCCAACGGAACGAAGCGGCAGTGGAACGCAATCGAGATCGTGTTCACGGAGAAGCGTAGAGGGCAGGATTTCGTCATGAAACCCTGCGAGCTCGTCCTCGACTGCTCCGGCCTCCACCGGATCGTTTTCTCCGTCGGCGGGCGGACGCTGACCGAGATCGGCGCGGTCGTGACGCTGAAGGCGGAGCCGAGAACGAAGTCGAAATACGGCGGCCATTGACGGGTTCGCCGATGTCTGAGGAGGTCCACGTGCCGCCGCCGGCGTAGCGCCGGCTCACCGCCAGGCCCCCGCCGCGAAGAGAGCCAGCGCCGCGAACGTGACGGCCGCGGTCAGGATCCCGGCGCCGATCAGCCACCCGAAACCGTGGCGCTCGAGGAAGCGCCAGGTGCTCGCCAAGGCCGCGCGCCGCTGCCGGCGTGCTTCACGCTCGCGGCGGAACGGGGCCGTCAGCGCCTCGAGCTCGGCGCGGGCGAGCGGCCGCGGGCGGCCGTTCGCGACAAGCTGGAGGTGCTTGGTCCCGCTCACGGAGCGGCCACCTCGACGTTCAATGGCTGGAGCGGCCGCCCGTAGGTGTGCAGCCAGATCCGGACGCGGCCGCCGGCTACGAGCGCCGCCAGTTCCTCGGCCGTAGGCTCCCATTCCGTCATGACTAGGCCGTCGGCGCTCACCGAAGCCGGCAGCGGGTCGTATTCCGGCTGGTGCTCCGCGAAGGTCGCGAATTGCGCGCCACGGGGCGGCGCCACGGGGCGGACGGGCCGCATCAGCTCGCCACCTTCCCCATCCCCTCGAGCAGTGCGTCCAAGAACTCACGGCCGTAGGCGATGACCTCGTGGACCTTGGTCATCTGCTCCCGGTCGGCGAATTTGCCGTCGAAGCGCTCCGGCACCTCGATCGACGCCTGCAGGACGTCGTCGTCGTCGATCCACACGCGGAATAGGTCGCGCGTCATCGCCGCGCCTGAGGGCGCGATCGAGCTGCTCGGCGGATCTCGGCCGCGGCGATCGCTGCGCGCGCCCGATCCTCAGCGCCCCGTGCGGTCGCGAGATCAGCGAAGAGTCCGGCGCTCTCTCCGTCGAACCATTCCTTCAGAGACGCCAGCATGCGCGGTGACGCATGGACGAGGTCCACGTAGGGCTCGTCGATCGCTCCGACGAAGCCCGTGGCCGACCAGATGCGCGAGAGGTGATTCCCGCGGTCCACTGTCCAAGGCGCGTCAGGCCACGCGGCGCCGCGGGGCTTGTTCCAGACGATTCCTTTTGGCTGGACGCCGGCGAGCGCGGCCTCGAGCTGCTTCGCTCGGCCGAGAAGGCTTTCGGGCTCGCTCTTCGATACACGCTCGACGTCTTCGTGGCGGTAGATCTCGAAGACCCGCGCCAGCAGAGCGTGCGCGGCCGCGATCACTTCCGCCGCGGCAGGCTCGCTCATCGCTCGCCGCCGCCTTTCTCGTCCTTCTTGCGCTTGACGGAGGCCGACGGCTCGCCCTTCTTTCGGACGACGACCTCAAGGGAAGGATCGAGCTTCACCCGCTCCCATAGAGGAAGGACCTCTTCGATCAGCTGATTCGCGAGTGTCGTCGCATCGGTCTCGACATTCCAATGGCTCGACAGGCGACGGGTGGTCGCGTCGAGACGCTCCTGATTGTCGGGGTCGATCTTGGCCGGCTTGGGCTTCGCCGGGACGGTGCGAATCGGAACCTGTCGGCCGCCCGGCTCTGCTTCCGTCATCTGCACGGGCGGGAAGGTAGATGTGTCGTCCCGACCGGGATAGACCCCAGTTCGAATATTTTCCCCACCAGGCCTTGTGCTTTTGATACGCCCCACCCCACTAGCCCCAGCTGTCCCACTAGACCCCATAGGTCCCACCTCGCCTCCCTCCACGACACCGCGCTCCACGACACCGCGCTCCGCTGGGTACACCCCAGCCCGCCGTAACTCATCACGCATGGAGGGAGGTAGGCGAAAGACACGCTCTCGGAAGTTCTTGCGGTCCATCCCGACGGACTCGGCAGCTGGCTGCAGCTTTCGCCACTTCAGTAGCGCAGCCGCAACCGCATCGTCGGGGACCCGCTTCAGCGCCGGCATGTCTCGCCTATCTTCGGGACACTACTCCTAACATTTCGACTAGTCAATAGCATAGTTGACTGTGTGTAGCTGTTATGGTGTACTGCTGCGGCTAGCTGATGGGACGTAGCGCTCGCAAGCATTGTCGGGGGCCTATACGGCGTGGTGATATGACCGCCGTCATGCCGCTCCCGAAGGACCGGCTGAATCCCCAACGCGACCACAATGCGGAGGCCGTTGAGCTCCGCAGGATGCGAGCGGTTCTCGGCCTCACCCAGGTCGAGATGGCCCGCCTTGTCGACGTGTCGCCCCAGACGTATCACCGATGGGAGAAGGGCGATCCGTGCCAATACGCGGCGCTTGAGCTGATACGGTGCTGGGTGAGGGAGAGGGGGGTCGAGGAGACGCACCCGCGGCCGCGCCCGCGAAAGCGCGGCGCCTGACCGCGCTGGACGGACGCGGACCCGCACGACGGCCTTTCTGCCCGGGCCTGGAACCCCCTACGTGAGGCGTGTCACAGAGATGGAGCCCTGAAGCGGCAACATCCTATCCAGACTTCGATTCCAGGGACAGTGATCGTGCTTGCGCCCGGTCTGTCCCTGGTCAATAGCCAACCGCTTGACGTATAGGCGCCGGCGGGCGTAGCCTCCCGGCCTCTCTCCACACAGGAGGTGTTCTATGCGGCGAATCCTCGCGGCAGCGCTGGCCGTGTCGCTCTTGGCTTGCGGCGGTGGCAGCAAGGCCCCGGCAGCGCCGGCGGCGACCCCGGCTCCGACGCCCACACCCGTGCCGACCTTCTCGGGAACGTATTCGGGTCCGGTCCTTCTCAACGTTGCAGGACTGGCCGAGGTCCGCGGCACCGGCCGCACGACGGTTACGCACGAAGGGAACGTGCTCATCCTCGGCAGCCTGACCCTGACCGTCCCCACGCTCGGAAGCACCGTGACGTACGGCCTCGGCCGGACGACGATCACCGGCAACACCTTCGCCGGAACGGATAGCTACCAGTCGTCGGGCTGCGGGACGATCAACACGAACATGAGCGGCTATTTCATCGGGAACGCGATGAACCTCACTACGAAGTTCACGTCCAGCGGCAGGGGCAGCGGCTGCGACCCATCGGAGGTCCGCGGCGAGCTAACCCGCTCATCGACGACATCGCTTGCCGTGGATCGCCAAGGCGGCGGTGGGCCCATGGCCCCGAAGCCCTGAACGGGGGGGCCAAGAAGGGTCTAATTAGACCCTGGCGATCGGCACGACGTCGGCCCTCGGCTGCTCGCGTTCCCTCCCGCAGGCCGAGCAGCGCAAGGTGCGGCCCTCGTTCCTCATCGCGCCGCCGCAAGCCGAGCAGGTGACGAGGCCGCCCACGTGCGCGGCCCAGGCGTTCAGCGCCGCGGCTGTCTCCGGCAGTCGACTGAAACGGTCGTAGATCATGGTGATCGCCACCTGTCCGTGCGGGATCGCGTGCCCGAGGATCCGGCTCACGGTGTAGGGCTGGGCCCCCGCCGCGGCGCACCCGGTCGCGCAGGTCCTCCGCAGGTCCAGCCGCGTAAAGTGGGCGGCGCCTTCTGTCATCGCGTGCCCGAGGATGGGCCGCCACCAGCGGACCTCGTTGCGCAGCGACAGGTCCCGAAAGACCCGCTCGCCGAGCCCGGTGAGTGGCCGCAGGTCTTCGAGGATCCGCGTCGCGAGCGGGCCCAGCGGCACCACGTTCACCTTTCGGTCCTTCCGCACGGACGACGGGTTCATCCAGCGGCCATGGCCGACGAAGGCGTCGACGTCGAGCCACCGCATGGCGGCGGTCTCGTTCGGCCGCTGGCCGAGGAGCAGCTGCAGCCGCACACACGCGTTGGCCTGGAGCCTCATCTCGCGGGCCCTCTCCGCTTTCTTCTCGCGGTTCTTGTCGCGTGGCCACTTCGAGAGCGACACGGCGGCCGCCTCGTCGAGCGTCTCCGGCGCCGTCGCCTTCCAGAGCGCGACGATCTCCTGGTCCGACAGCACGCGATCTCGTGACCTCTCGCCGCGGGGCTTCTGCAGACCGTCGGCCGGGTTGCATCGCAGGATCCGGCGCGCCCAGCGGTAGGTCGCGCGCACCAGCTGGAAGAGCCGGTTGGCCTCGGAGTCGCCGCTCTTCTTGGCCACCTCCTCGAGCAGGTCCTCGATCTCCTCGAGCGTCACCCCGCTGGCCGGTCCCGAGAACGGCGGCCGCTTCAGGTGCCGCTTCGCGAGGCGGAGGTACTCCTTCGACGTCGAGAGCGCAATCGGCTCGCGCCGCGCTCCGCGCCTCGAGCCGCCGGCCTCCACGTACTTCCCCACCAGCTCGGCCAGGGTGAGCGCGTTCTGGGCCGCGCGACGGCGGCTCACGCCCGGATCCTCGCCTCGGAGGTCGAGGCCCTCGAGGAGCCGGCGCGCCTCCGCCCGCGCGGCCGCCAGCGTGAGCGGCGGCGTCGGTCCCAGCGCGAGGCGCCGGCGCCGGCTGTGGAACGAGTAGCGGATCTCGAAGGAGCGGGCGCCGCCGTGGCCGACGCGCACGTAGAGCCGCCGCATCTCGGGGTCGGGATACTCGGCGGTCTTCCCCGCCGGCGGCGCCGGCAGCGCCGCGATCGCCGCCGGCGTCCATCGCTTCAGCCGCGGCCGCTGATAGGGCAGCAGGTTCGTCATGGGAGCGGATGATACGCCCCGTACTACGGGGCTGCCATGGACCCTTCTTGGACCGAACGGCAACGGCCCTTATGGACCCCTTGCGAACGTGCCTCTGGCCGGCGCGCTGAAGTCGGAGCGCTCCGAAGCCCGCTGGCTCAGTCGGTTACGTGTTCGCGGGGGATCGCTGCGGGTCGCTGTGGAATGGTAGGCCGTGTGGGGATCGAACCCACGACACCCTGCTTAAAAGCGGCCTCGGGACGCACCACCGGCTCAGCATCTTAGCAGCGGAACGGGGCATCGCATGGACCTTCACCCCCTGCCGAAGAAG